TGGGGTCTTCTACAATTCGAAAAACGCGTTAACAATAACACATTCGTTTTCTTAGCGAATATCCACGCTCATGCTGGATGGGTTCAGGTTTCTGTAGACAATGCGGGTCTCAGTCAATTTGTGACTTGGCAATTGGATACAAACCTTGGTTATGCTCTTCACGGAGGACCCGATCCGGGTTTCCCATACAGCACAACTCAATATCTCACACGTCCAACCGTTCCAGATCCTCCAAGTACGCCATATATCTTCAATGTCGCCGTAGATTCCGTGAATGTCGGGTGGGATCCTCCAGAAAATAACGGAGGAGCGACTATTCTCGGTTATCAAGTAGGTTATGGACAAAACGTCGCAGGTCCCACGACCATAATCGACGCTAGTTCCGGTGTAGCTATTTCCAATCTTCCTATGGGAGCGGTTAGTTATTTCTGGGTACGTGCTAGAAACTATCAAGGTTATAGCAACTGGTCTGGATTGAATAGCGCACGGACGTATTTGGGAGCTTACGTAAAAACCGGTGGGGTTTGGAAGCTCGCTATCCCATACGTAAATGTGGGTGGTGTATGGCAACGAGCTGAACCAAAGGTTTTCCATAGTTGAAAATAGAAAGGAGCAGCTAGTGGCAAATTGGTGGCTGCCAGTAATAGTTTCAATAGCTTCGATTCTGGCATCTTCCGGATTCTGGGCATTTGTGCAATCCAAAGATAACTCCAAGAGTGCCACTCAGCGGCTTTTGATGGGTTTGGCCTACGACAAGGTCACCGCACTTGGTATGTATTATCTACGTCGTGGCTGGATCACACGGGATGAATTCGATGAATACCAGAAGTATTTCGTCGAACCTTATATCGCTCTCGGTGGAAACGGAGTCGCTGAAAGAATCTACAAAGACGTTGCAAGGCTTCCCTTCCATTCCCACAGCAGATACGAAGTTCTGTTCGGCGATAAAGAAGACGAAAGGTATATCTCGAATGTCCCCGTTGCCTCCAACACCGAGAAATATGCTACTGATGAGCGATAAGCTTTATAACATTCTCAAGCATGCAGCAGCAATCGGACTTCCTGCTCTGAGTGCTTTGTATTACACGGTTGCTCAGATCTGGAACATCCCGGATACCAAGGAAGTGATGGGGACCATCGCTGCTGTCAATACTTTCATTGGAGCTCTCGTTGGAGTTTCGTATGTGAAGTATAACAACAGCGGAGCTAAGTACGTTGGCGCTTTGGAAGTGTCCGACACGGGTACGAAGAAGGTCTTCTCTTTGAATTTGAATTCGGATCCGCAGGATATTGAACAGATGAGCGAAGCTACTTTCAAGGTGATGCCTGCTCCTTCGGAAGCGGTTGTTAGTTCTCCGATGAGCAATCCGCCGCACTTGGGATCTTAGTTCAAAATAGGGGTCGCGGGAAATACAAAGCCTATAATGAGACCCCTATCGAAAGGCTGTGCAATGAAGCACTTCCGCATCACCACCGAACCGAGCAATCTCGACGTCGCAATCGACGTTGCACTCGAATCGTTGTCGAAGGAGAAGCCCGACACTGACGAGTACACCAAGATCCTCGACCAGATCGTCCGCCTCAACAAGCTGAAGGAGAAGCCCTCTTCCAGCCGTGTGAGCCCGGACGCGCTGATCGCGGTCTTTGGGAACCTCGCCGGGATCGTGCTGATCATCAACCACGAACGAGTCAACGTCATCACGACGAAGGCACTCGGCTTCGTGATGAAGTCGAAGTCGATCTAACACCCAACGAAGGAAGATTAAACAGGACGGACGTGTTTGAGCCAACAACTCTTACACGTCCTTCTTGTTTTTGCTTTCTCGCGAAATCTTCAAGCCCTATAATGAGACCCCTATCGAAAGGATCCATTGTGGACCTGAAGAAGAAGCTGTTCGAAACCAAGACCTGGATCAAAGAGCATCCCTGGGAACTTGCTGCTGGTGTAGCCACCGGCGCGATTACGTATGCAGTCTATATGGATCGACTCTGCCAAAAGAAGGTAGAAGCGCACCACGACTGCATCGATTTCGCGCACTGGGTGGACCAGAAGCTCGCGCAATTCCCCGGAGAAACGCAGATGATCCGGAAAGATGGAACAAAAAACGGCTTCGTCTATATCGAGCCCATGAAAACTGAAGAAAGCTGATCTCAAAAAGCCTAGAGCCCCTAACACGGGCTCTGGGTTTTCCTATTTTTTTTCAAAATGAGGGTCGATGATTACTAAGAATTTTTGTTTCGACCTGTATTACGTTCCTCAGGTCGGCTGGAAGTGGTCGCATAACAAGATAATGGACAGACCACACAACTGGTCCATTCGCAGGTATATTCGGCAACTTGAAAAGAAGAATATGATGCCGGATCTTGACGAAAATCCTTATTTCCAGCGAGTCATCGTTCGGCGTTCACTTGCCGGATATAGCTATCTGGTCATGCCCTGTCGTTGGACAGACTGGGTTGAATCCTGATCGCGAAAAATACATGGCCTATAATGAGACCCCTACCTCTGAAAGGCCATATCATGGACCAGAACGAGATCCCCGAAAACGCCAACTTCCGTGACTACGTCGCGCTGGCCGTTGTAACGGGCGCTGTTGCACTCAGCGTCTACCACATCGGTCGGCTCGGCCGTGATTGGACGAAGGAAATCATCGAGATCCGCAAGGAAAAGAAAATGCAGAAAGAATACTGATCTCAAAGCCTAGACTCCTACACGGAGTTTAGGTTTTGTTTCCTCGCGGAATTTTCAGGCCTTATAATGAGACCCCTACTCTGAAAGGACCTGCTATGAACGCCAAGGAAAAGTTCGCCACAGCCAAAGAGAAAATCAAAGACCACGCTCCTGAAATCATCGCTTTCGCGTGCGCTGCTACCGCTGCATATGTGATCCTAAATGTCAAAAAGCAATTCGACACTGCTTCCGGCATCTTCGAGCCCATGACTCCGGTGGACGACGACACGCGAGAGCAGTTGATGAAGGACAAGGACTTTCTCCTCTACAAGCTGAATGAGAACGAATACATCCTCGATCGACCAGTTCCGCTCGTGTAGTGCCCAAAGCCTAGACTCCTACATGGAGTTTAGGTTTTCTCATTGATGGTTCAGCCAATGGTCCATGTGATCAACACCGATCGCATAATGTGACTTGGGGCGCTGGAAGGTGTTTTCCAGAGGGTTCGAAACCCTAACCATCACCACTCGCGGGAAAAACACGGCCTATAATGAGACCCCTACTGAAAGGCCATGCCGTGGAAAACTTCAGCGAAGCGGAAATCTGCGCCCATCTGAGGGCTAACCCCGACATGATGTATGTCGCTCCTGACGGCCACAGTCTGTATGTATATTCACCTGTGGACGACGGAGTGTTCAAACTCATAACCGAGGTCAACCTCACCGAGCTCAATTCTGAACAACTGAACCGTTTCCTGCAAGACGCCATTCTGGACAATCGCAACGAGAACTAATCTCAAAAACCTAGACTCCTACACGGAGTTTAGGTTTTGTTTTTGCGGTTCGCGAAATCTTCAAGCCCTATAATGAGACCCCTACTTTTAAGGACCTGTCATGAAGAAGAGCGAAAAAGCATACATGATCTTCGAAGCAATCGTCATCATACTGATTGTATTTTGTGGAATCATGGTTATGCTTAAGAATTAAGTTTCATGATGACCGAGATTAGGAACCAATAAGTAATTTCTAAAGCCCCTAACACGGGCTTTAGGTTTCGTTTTTCGAAAGGATAACAAAGTGAATAAAAAGAAAATCTTCTTAATTCTCATTTGTTTCCTCGCGGAACGCGTCGTGATCCACATGTTCACAAAGAGGTTACTTGAAGATATAACCAATGTTTGAGACGAAAACGGTTCGCGGAAAATACATGGCCTATAATGAGACCCCTACTGAAAGGCCATGCCATGTTCATGAAGAACCGTGAAATTCGCATCCGCGCCGTCAAGATCAAGGACGCCGACCAGGCTGCCGCCGTGGAGGAGCACCTCACCATAGACCCCGAGAAGATCGGCGAAGTCACCGAGAAATTGATGTTCTCCGGACACGCCCTCACGAAGGATCTGGTGAAGTACACCGCCCGAGCTGCAGCCGCCGTCGCCGTTACCGTGATCGTTGCCAGCACCGTGAGCGAAGTCATCGTCAACAAGAGCAAGCAGAACTGAAGTACAACCTCTAAACCCGAACTCCCTAACAAGGAGTTTAGGTTTTCGTTTTCTTCGGAGACAACGTGAAGATCAAAATCGCACGAGTCGCAGTTCTCATCGCCTTTTCCGCGTTCATCGACGAGTGTTTGAGGTATATCTACCAAGAGATGCAGTAAAAAATCCCGGGTGGGTTTTTCAGCGAGGGGTCGCTAAAACACCAATCAAAACCAGGGGATCAAATGGCGACTGAAGAAATAGAGTCCGAAGAAGATCTCGCGCTGAAGATTAAAATCACAGCGCGTCTTCAAAGTTTGAGTGCACTTCATATGAAGTGCATACAGGTCATCAACGAACTTGACGCTGCGGTGACCAAGGCTGGCGATCACGTAATCAAAGCTGCTGAGCATTACCAAGAAGGGGATTTTCCCAAAGCCATTTCCGAGATCGAAAAGGCGGAGAAGTTCCTTCCCTAGTCTAGGCCTCGCGGAAAATACATGGCCTATAATGAGACCCCTACTGAAAAGGACACCGCCATGAAGCAGTTCATCGCCAACCTGAAGCAGCAGGCCATTGAGAACCCCATCGAGACCCTCGCCGTCGTCGCAGCCGCCACAGTCGCAACTGCCAAGCTGATCGACGCCGCTGGTCACGCCCGTGGTTCCAACGCCTACGCCAAGGACGTAAACCGCCGCATCAAGAACTCCGCCAAGTAACCAATCAAAACCTAAGGCCCTAACACGGTCTTTAGGTTTTCTTTTTCTGGAGGGGAAACTAATGCAGCTAGAAGAAAAAATCGGTCTGGGATTCGCTGCTTTTATCGGCGGAATCGTAGTGCTCACGTTCGGCGCTTTCGTGGCTATGGAGATCGACGAATATCGCATCGATCGAGAGAACAGAAAAAAAGGAATCTTTCCCCCGCCGACTCCCATCATCGAAGAGAGCGGATACGATCGAGGTTACAGAGAAGGTTACAAAGACGGCCGTAGCGCTCTCTTTTTCTAATCTGTAAAAAATCCCGGGTGGTAATTTTCGAAATAGGTCGCGAAAAATACACGGCCTATAATGAGACCCCTACTACCCTAAGGATTCATCATGACCAAGAGCACGAAGTTCGAAGTCATCGACGGAACTGTGAACGAGGAGGACGTCGTCGAGATCCAGCCCACGAGCCGAATCGCCAAACTGAAGAGCATCGCCAAAGACCCGATGTTCGCAGTTGCGGCGGTCGGAGCCGTGGCCCTGGGTATCATCGTCGTCGTCGCCAACCGCACACCCGACCCTGACCAGAACATCACTCCGGAAATGATCGCCGAAGACGAGGCAATCGCCATCTAACCCAAAAAGCCTAAGACCCTAACACGGTCTTAGGTTTTCGTTTTTCAAACACTCAGGGGGAAAAATGAAGATCTTGAAGTACCGATTCGGAGCTGTGTTGGCTACGATCGTGTTCGCTGCTGCTCTCCTCGCTGTCGGATTCATGGGGTTCAAGGCCAATGGCGCCGAAGCCCCTCATACGCTTAAGACCCCCGTCGAGCTGACCGGCTCGTGGCATCAGACTCCGGATGACAATCTTCCGGTGAATATGACGGCGGAGATCACTCCGAATCATATTCAGATCTTCATGCGGTATTCGAACGTCGTGAGTGGTCTCTACTGGGATGGCACGTTCGAAACAAACCAGACGAAGAGTTCCTTCAAGGTCGTGTCCACCTCCGACGAGCAGGGGCTCTCGCAAGACCAGACAAAGATTTTCTCTTACGAGAATGGCGTGATCAGTTACGATTTCGCCATGCTCGGTAAGGACTACACCGTTCACCTTTCCCGAGGAGAGTAGATGGATATCGGCGCAATCGTCAGCCGAGCAAGGAAGGCGGCGGCCGACAACACGCCGACGATCCTGACCGCGATCGGTGTCACCGGAACAATCGCCACTGCGATTCTCGCCAGCAAGGCTTCTTTCAAGGCCGCTGAAGTTTTGGCCGAAAGGAGAAAAGCTGACAAGGTCTTCGAAGACAATGAAATTCTGAGTCCCGAAGAAGTTGAAAAGCTTGCCTCAAAAAAGGTCGAAATCGGACTGGTTTGGAAGTACTACATCCCCGCTGTGACTACTGGCGCGGTAACGGTAGCTTGTATCGTCACTGCGAACCACGTGAGCAACCGGCGTGCAGCGGCATTGGCTACTGCCTACTCCATTTCTCAGGAAGCCTTCCGCGAATATAAGGGCAAGGTCGTTGAGAAGATCGGCGAAAAGAAGGAGCAGGCGGTTCGTGATGAGATTACTCAGGATCGCGTTAATGCGAATCCTCCGGGTAACATCATCCTCGTGGGCGACGAGGTTGTTTGTCTCGACAGGTATTCCGGTCGCTATTTCAAGAGCAATCATGCGGCGATTCGTGAAGCCGTCACCGATATCAACTGGAAGCTCATCCACGAGAACTACGCGTCGTTGACGGATTTCTGGGATAAGCTCGGTCTTCCCAGTACAACAGACTCGGATGAGGTCGGATGGACGATTGAGGACGGGAAGTTCGACGTCCAACTGTCCGGCGCCATTTCCGAAGATGGCAAGCCCGTCTTGGCCATCGAGTTTCGAACGATGCCGGTGAGGAGTTATTACAAGAATCACTGAACACTGATCGTGTACAACTTCTTCGAAGCTGACTAAAAATCCCCTATCGAAAGGCTTTATCTTCATGGCTGCCAAGAACGCCGACAACGTTTCCGTTGAGGCCGAGAAGACCGTCAAGGAGGCAACGGTTCCGCACCAGAACGACGCTCCGAAGCTCGAAGTGGTCGACGGCATCGTCGTGGACGAGAGGAACCTGGTCGAGAAGGCCAAGGGCGTCCTGAGCAACAAGAAGTTCATCGCTGGCGTGACGTCCGTCGTGGCGATCGCGGTCGGCGTGTTCGTCGTCAACAAGAAGCGGAACGAGAATGGTTCCGAGACCTCGCCTGAGGCTGAAGTCGCTGAGGGCTAAACACTGACTACTCACAAAGGTAACCGTCAAAGGTGCTCCCGATGTTTATTGGGATTTAGGCGAGTTACTGGGCGCCCGGTATCGTCACCCAATATAACCGACGTCTGGATCGGTTTAGAGTATCCTCCCAAAGGCATGCCGCGTTTTGCCGCATAGCTTTATATCCTTTCTTATCAGACACGACGCTATGGCGACCGTGACCGACACTCCAGAGTCGGGACACGTCTTACGATAGGGCGTACGCCTTAAAACGTTGTGTGTGATATGAATGATCGGGAGCACCTCTGGCGGTTACCTTTGTGAGTGTCTTGTATTCCGTGGAAGGAATTTGAAAAATGCTAGAATTGCCCATCACTTACGAAGATTTCGATGGTAATGAGCGAACGGACACCTTTTTCTTTCATCTCTCCCAGACGAGTATCACCGAGATCGTGATGGGCGTTCTAGGTTTCGATGCTCCTAAGGAAGTGGATGTCGAGGAGATTCTGAAGGCCATCGTTGCCCGAGGAAATGCTGCAGAAATCATCTCCACTTTCCAGAACTTCATCCGGAAGTCCGTCGGTATGAAGTCCGCAGATGGCGTTCGTTTCGTCCAGGATCCAGATTTCGTGAATGGATTCATGGAGTCGAACGCATATCAGGAATTGTTCATGCGGCTTATGCAGGACGATGAGTTCAGGGATAAGTTCTTCCTTGGTATTCTTCCTGCAAAGCTGGCAGAGAAGGCTGTTCAGGCTCGAAACCAGCCGCATCAGTACAGCGATCGCGAGCTTCTCGAAATGGACGAGGAGCAGTTCCGTCGTGTTGCAGGGACAGACCCGATGGGCATGAGCAAGGAACACTTGCTTATCGCCATGCGGCGCAAGGGCGCACTCGCTTAAAAACTTGGGGAGCCAGCAAGGGTCTCGAATCTGTAGGGGATCTCGGGGATCCTAATCCGGATGCTAGGCTTTAAACGACAACCGCGTTATATCCTCCACCACACATGGGGGATGTGCCCTAGTTAACTTCCTCGATGAGTTAAGTCCCCTTGCTCTCGAGGTCGTAGTAAAGGGGAACTGGTTTCAGCGGAGTCCAGGTCAAACTCGCCGGACGCAGGGGTATTGTTCTCACATATCCCTTCGTCCGTTAAATTTGGGTCCTGACATATGTCGCCTGAACCTTCAAAGCCGTTGAAGGCCAAGCCCTGTGCAGCCGGAATGTCCAATTAGGGGCCAAGCTGATCGGTGGGTGATATGTCACCGTTGAAACTCGATGCAACCGGGGAGACGACGGTGTTCCGAAACTAACAGGTGCCAGATGGTGGTCGAATCGCCACCGTATTGTCTTTCCTCCCGAGAGGCAATGGTAATGAGTCCGTGGGTAAGAGCGCATGTCCTGGCGAGGGAACAATGCGACGAATGGCGACCTACTGCGGCTAACCACCATCTGATTACTATGCACAAAGCGAGGCCGAACCTGGCTCGGTAAGGACAGATATGGACACCAGGAGCCCGAATTAATATCCACCTGTCGCCTCGTCATTATCTCGCGAAAATTACAGGCCCTATAATGAGACCCCTACCTTTAAGGACCTGTCATGAACGAAAAG